CCCCCGTGTACCCTTAACAGTTGTGGCCAGCAAGCTATCGCGCATGAACAAACCGCGCGGCTGCGGGCCATCGGACTGGATATCGAGCAACTTGCCGCTATACATTGCAAAAAAGCAGAGTATGCTTCCGTAACGCGCAGCGATGCGACGTGGGATGGCACATCTGCGAGCGACAATTGGATCACACCAGTTGTTCAGTTCTTGTATGGTTTAGCTCCAGGTTGGTTTTGGTGGATGGACCTTTTCAGGGCCGACTTGACCTACATCCGTGGGTCTTGGGTTCGCCTGTCTACATTCACCCAAATGGGAGATGCTACATGTTTCCCCAACGAAACGACGCTCTTCTGGGCGTTGGCGGTAGCCACAGAACAAGAGTTTGATCCAGCGTCACGCGAACTAGAGGGTCCTAACCGGCTCTTATATTCGTCGTGCTCCGCCTATGGTGATGACGTCTTCCTACCGTCGCGCTCATGCAATATGTTCATGGAGGTTATGACTGCCCTCGGGCAAGTTACCAATGTTGAAAAAACACATTGGGAACCCCATGATCCATTTAGGGAGAGCTGCGGGTTTGACGCGTTTGCGGGAGTAGAAATACGACCGTACTCGCCGAGGACACCAGAACACGCAGAATCAATGCTTGGGCGCCAGGCATGGGTATACTCAGTTATGAACCAACTTTTTAAGAGGTGCATTCCGCACTTCGGAGTTGACTTTGTGCTGAACAGTAACATGCTGCGCGCTTTCGCTGATATTGCGCTGATTGAAGGATGGCGTATTGCAGTCATCCCGGATCACTTTCCTGCCGATGCCGGGCTCTGGTACATCGGTCACTCTCCGCTCGATGACGGTGGCAACACTTCGGTTGCGCTGCCCACCATCGGTTGCATTAACCAGGTGCTGTTCAAAATGAAAGTCGACCTCATCCCTGAGGGATACGACAAACACTTGCAACAACGCACTTTTTCCATCATCCGGTGGATGGTGAAGGCAACTGCGGATGAAATCGATGAGGTCCGTTTGTGGAACACAAAAACAAGGTACTCGGATTATGGTCCTTTGGAGTTCGGTGATTATACTTATACCGATACTGTTAGGTACCACTGGGTTCCCTTTGTACGCCCTTGGCGTACTGTAACTCGTGTTTGGGTCAGAAACGATCCAGATGTACGCCCTCGGCGTACTTCCACGTACGGGACGTTTTTCAATCTGTGGCGAAGTCTAAAGCCTACGATTGAACAATGTGACGCTACCCTCCAAGGTTGGTGGCGTAAATACTTTTTTGGTGGGTTAACCCCCTTTAATGATTGCGAGTTGAAAGGCTCTGTAATCGTTATTAAACCAGGACGGTATTGTCCGATTCCAGAAGGTGAGAGAGCGCGTTGCGCAAGTGACGAGCTTCTTCTCATCACCAGGAGGGAGTATAGAGAACGGCGACGTTCCTATCCTTCTTTCGATTGGTTACAAGCTTCGAAAAACATGCGATCCTATCTTAAAAGAGACTGGAGTGTATGCAAGTACAAGATTGTACCCGGCCCCGTAGCACCTCGCTACGTTTTAGACCGGCAAAAAGGTTACTACACTGCGTCCGTGGCAACGCACCTGTGAAGGTACGCCAGTTACG